GTGAGGGATTACCAAAGGACGATGAGTTGGTTAAATGGCCTATGTGGGTAGGCATCGACCTTTCAAACAAGATTGATATCTGTGCTGCGGCTAAAACGTGGTTATCACCGAATGGCCATACTCATTCCAAGTACAAATTCTGGATACCGGAAGGGCGGCTTGAAACAGCACCTAACCACATCGCTGAGCTTTACAAAAAATGGTCAGCCGAAGGCCATCTGGAGTTGACCGATGGTGACGTTATCGATCACGGCTATATCAAGTCTGAAGTCGAAGCGTGGGTTAAGGGAGAAAATCTGCGGGAAATAGCCTTTGACCCATGGAGCGCAACGCAATTCAGTCTTTCGCTGGCTGAAGAGGGGTTGCCGCTTGTTGAAGTGGCGCAGACAGTTAAAAACCTGTCCGAGGCAATGAAGACTGTGCAGGCGGATATCTACGGTAACAAGTTTCATCACGACGGCAACCCAGTCATGGCATGGATGATGTCGAATGTGACCGTGAAGCCAGACAAGAACGACAACGTATTCCCAAACAAATCCACACCGGAAAACAAAATCGATGGTCCGGTGGCGTTGTTTACAGCAAAAAGCCGCCTGATCGTCAATGGTGGAGAGCAAGACGCATCGCTTTCCGAACATATTTCCAGTCACGGCATCCGCTCACTATAACGAGGAAACTCATGATTATTGCAATCCTCGCCCCATTAATCGGGGTGATCGGTGCTTTATTGCTGTCATTTGGCTTATGGCTTATTTACGCACCTGTGGGTTACATCTCTGGTGGAATATTGTGCCTTCTTTGGTCGTGGCTTGTTTCACGCGCAATGGGCGCTTCGTCACCGATAAAGCATGAGGGAGGTCAATAATGTTTTTCCCTTCCATGTTTAAAAGTGGCGCTGCTGATTCGACGCCTGTTACCACTCCTGCTGAACTTGCGGATCTTAGGGGACTGACGTACGACACTTACACCGGTAAACATGTAAGCAGCCAGAAAGCCATGAGACTTACAGCTGTATTCGGTTGCATCAGAGTGCTGGCTGAGTCGATAGGTATGCTGCCCTGTAATCTGTACAAATCGACAGATAAGGGTAAAGAAAAAGCAGTTAACGAGCGCTTGTTCAAGCTCCTGTCATTGAAACCTAACGGTTATATGACCCCACAGGAACTCTGGGAACTGCTGATCGTCTGCCTCTGCTTGCGTGGGAATTTCTATGCCTACAAAGTTAAAGCGCTGGGTGAGGTTGTTGAGCTACTGCCACTGGACCCCGGCTGTGTTCAGCCAAAATTAAATAGCCAATGGGAGCCTGTTTATCAAGTTACATTCCCCGATGGTAGCGTGGATGTGTTAGGGCAAGGCGATATCTGGCATGTGCGCATTCTTACTCTTGATGGACTGGTTGGACTGAATCCTATCGCGTACGCCCGAGAGGCCATAGCACTTGGATTGGCGACTGAAGAGCACGGATCTCGTCTGTTTAAAAACGGGGCCGTTACCTCGGGTGTTCTACGCACAGAGCAAACACTGACTGATGATGCCTACGGACGGCTGAAGAAGGATTTTGAAGAGCGTCATACCGGGTTGGGTAATGCGCACCGACCCATGATCCTTGAGATGGGGTTGGACTGGAAATCCATGGCGTTAAACGCTGAAGACAGTCAGTTCCTTGAGACCAGAAAGTTTCAACTTGAGGAGATTTGTCGGTTATACCGTGTGCCAATGCATATGGTGCAAAACACCGACCGTGCAACCTTTAACAACATTGAGAGCCTGGGGATCGGTTTTATCAACTACTCTCTGGTTCCCTATCTGACTCGCATTGAGCAGCGCATTAATATTGGGCTGATCAAGGACGCGAAACAGGGCGTATTTTACGCGAAGTTCAACGCCGGAGCATTACTGCGTGGCGATATGAAGTCTCGCTTTGAGTCATATGCAACCGCGATCAATTGGGGTATTTACTCACCGAATGACTGCCTTGAGCTGGAGGACCGAAATCCTCGACCAGGAGGGGATGTGTATCTAACTCCAATGAATATGACGACCACCCCTAGCGCTTCTGGCGACAGTAAATCCGAGAAGGAAATAAAGCATGGCGATGACTAAACAGCGCATGGATATCCCGCTGAAGCTGAAATCCGTGAGTGATACAGGCGAGTTTGAGGGGTATGGCTCAGTGTTTGGTGTTAAAGACAGTTATGACGATATTGTCATGCCTGGTTCGTTTACTGCGTCACTTGAGGCGTGGAAAAGCAAAAACAGCCTGCCCGCCATGCTGTGGCAGCATCAGATGCATGAGCCAATCGGTGTTTATACAGAAATGCGGGAGGATGATGTCGGTCTGTATGTTAAAGGACGATTATTAATCGACGACGATCCACTCGCAAAACGTGCACACGCCCATATGAAGGCCGGTTCTTTAACCGGCCTTTCTATTGGTTACATGCTCAAGGACTGGGAATACGACCGAACAAAGGACGCGTTTCTGCTGAAAGAAATCGACCTGTGGGAAGTCAGCCCCGTTACTTTCCCGTCCAACGACGAAGCCCGTGTCAGTGATGTGAAGTCGGCATTCGCCCGTGGTGAAACACCTTCACCGAAAAGTATTGAAAGAGTCCTGCGTGACGTTGGGCTTTCAAGAACCCAGGCAAAAGCGTTTATGGCCTCCGGCTATGGCGCTATCGGCCAGCGCGATGTTGGCGAGCTGGGTTCAGCATTAGAAGCACTTAAATCCATCAAATTTTAATCTGGAGTAGAATATGGCCGTAGATATTAAAGACGTTGAACAAGTCGCGCAGGATTTACAGAAAAAATTCGACGAGTTCCGTGAAAAAAACGACAAACGCATTGACGCTGTCGAGCAGGAAAAGGGGAAGCTAGCCGGTGAAGTTGAAACACTCAATGGCAAGTTAACCGAGCTTGATCAGTTAAAATCCGCGCTTGAAGATGAACTTAAAGCCATCAAACGACCTGGCGGTGGCGCAGGCTCTAAAGCCTCCGCTGAGCATAAAAGTGCCTTCATGCAGTTTGTTCGCAAGGGCCATGAAGATGGTCTGCGTGAGCTGGAACAAAAGGCATTACAGACAGGCGTTGATGCAGATGGTGGTTACGCTGTTCCTGAAGAGCTAGATCGCACCCTGCTGGATATTCTGAAAGATCAGGTGGTGATGCGCCAGGAAGCGAACATTATCACGGTGGGAACCAGCGACTATAAGAAGCTGGTGAACCTCCATGGCGCAGCTTCAGGCTGGGTTGGTGAGACTGATGAACGCCCGGCAACCAACACGCCCAAACTGGCGCAAATCGTACCATTTATGGGTGAGATTTACGGCAACCCTCAGGCAACGCAGACCATGCTTGATGATGGTTTCTTCAATGTCGAAGAGTGGATCAACAGTGAGTTGGCACTGGAGTTTGCTGAACAGGAAGAAGTGGCATTCACAACCGGTAATGGCACGCTGAAGCCTAAAGGTTTCCTGGCATACCCTTCAACACTAACGGATGATAAAACCCGCGCCTTTGGCACCCTGCAGCATATTCTTTCCGGTGCTGCTGGTGGCGTTACCGCTGACGCCATTATCAAACTGATTTACACCCTGCGTAAGGTTCACCGCACCGGGGCGAAGTTCATGATGAACAATAATTCGTTATTCCAGGTGCGCATCCTGAAAGACAGCGAAGGTAATTACCTGTGGCGTCCGGGGCTGGAGCTGGATCAGCCTTCCACTCTGGCTGGCTATGGCGTGGCTGAAAATGAGCAGATGCCGGATGTGGTCGCGGATGCGAAGGCCATCGCGTTTGGTAACTTCAAACGCGGGTATACCATCGTTGACCGCATTGGAACGCGCATCCTGCGTGATCCTTATACCAACAAACCTTACGTTGGTTTCTACACCACCAAGCGCACAGGCGGCATGCTGGCAGATTCTCAGGCTATCAAACTACTGCAGATCGGCGCTGGCGCATAGTCACCGGGGCTTCGGCCCCTTTTTGTTTTGGAGTGAACCATGTTGATCAAATTGCTTAAAGACCTTCAATGGTCACCTGATGGATGCACTGTAGTTACCATCCTTGCCGGTGAGTATCCGCCAGACGCTATTTCCGAACGCGCTCAGGTTATTGCGCGACAGCTCGGTTTTTTAGAGGTTGCTGACGATGATGGTAAAGGAGCTACGATCCCGCCAGAGCCAGAGCCAGAGCCAGAGCCAGAG